ACATTGAAGAAAAGAATGGATATTTTGGAGATATGGGAAGCGTATATGTAAATGAAATACAATATGTTTTGTATGACAATGATATGCCTGAACCTGTAGATATTTCTTCAGCACATCAAAAGAAATTAGATACACTAACAAAAATACATTGGGGATAGTATGGCTTATCAATTATTAACATTAAACAATCCAAAGATATTAAAAGGTAAAGATGTAGATGATACATACATCAGTTGTGTTATGCATTTCAGACCTATCAATACCAAGATATGTCCATTTCAAGATATAGCTTCTTGTAAGACTGCATGTCTAAATACTGCAGGGCGTGGTGGTATATTTAAAAAGGGCGAAACTACGAATAGAATACAAGATGCTAGACAGCGTAGAACTGATATGTATTTAAATCACTATGATTATTTCATGGAACTATTACATACAGAGATTACAAAGTTTTGTAATTACTGTTATAACAAAGGTAAAAAACCTGCTGTAAGATTAAATGGCACAAGTGATATACAATGGGAACACAAACTATACAAAGATAAAAATATGTTTGAACATTTCCCAGATGTGCAGTTTTATGACTACACCAAGATACCTACAAGGAAAGTTTCACAATATAAAAACTACCATTTAACATGGTCATACTCGGAGGCTAATCCAAAATATACAGCATGGTATGATAAGATTGCATATAATATAGCAGTAGTATTCAATGGAGCTTTTCCTATTTATTTCAAGGGTAGGGAAGTAGTCAATGGAGATGAAAGTGATTTAAGATTTTTAGACAAAGACAATGTTATTGTTGGTCTAAAAGCAAAGGGTAAAGCTAGACATGATATGTCAGGCTTTGTCATTCATGTATGAGATTGAAAACATTAAGTTGTTGATAGATTAGAATACATGATAGACTGATTTTTCCACATCTGCGTGGGTGTTTCAATGTCGATAAATAACAAAACACAGCATTGCGAGGCAACTGTTTTGCTAGTTTCAAAGTCTCTAATAAAAAACTAGCATGTTTACAAGGGCAGAAATACACGAAGAAATAAACTTTAAATAAGTTTCCTAGTGTGAGTAGTCTGAAAGGGATAGCAATATCTGATTAGTGCAAAGGTTATAAACTTTGTCAATGAGTAGCTCTCAAACTATGTGGCTACCTGTCCTTTTAAGCATTTTATATAAGGAGATATTATGACTGATAGATATAGAGTAGAGTTATCACTAAACATTTGGTGTGATAGTGATGATAAAGCTAAAAAAATTGCAGAAGATATTTGCAATGACCAAAAGAAAAAGTTTGACAATAGGTGTCAGATTATTAATTTGTATGATAGTCCTTTTGGAAGAATGAAAGAGAGGAAAATATGATTATAGATATAATATTTTTAAGCATACTATTTGTATGTGGTGTAGGTTTATTAACATTAGAGGCTTTCAAATGATAGACTTTATAATTTTAGTAGGCGTATTTATTTTATTAACAACAGTTGCTATTGTGTGGTGGCAACATATTAAATAGGAGATAACATGAAACTTAAACAAGTAATAGAAATACAAAAAGTATTAGGTAGAAAATTACCTGTTGACATGTACTCTAACATGAGTTATTATAGTGAGAGTCGTGAAGAATGGATAGACATTATGGAACTAGATGTTATCCATGCAATTAGAATATTAAGAAAATTTATTAGAGGAGATTATGATGAGCAACCAACACAATGAAAAAGAATTTGAAAAGATAATGCAGGAAGTAGAACAGTTAGACCAAGAAGGTATGCTAGAGGCAGATGTGCAAACTGTATCTAGAGTTTATGGTTTGCATGAAGATGATGATAGAGATGATATACTATTCTTTATTGCAGAAAGTTTATATGAACATGGGGTGGTAGAATGACACAATATAAAGATAAAGTTGAAGCACAGAGAAAAAAACTTGAGCAAGAAAAGTTAGATAATCAAGTGACATCTATAGACTGCAGGTATGAAAATGGTAAATGGACAAAGATGATTACCTGTTATGGTAATGGTAAACAAATTACAGAATATAATGACAAAAGAAAAAAGGATAAGATAGAATGGCGATAAGAAAAAAAGTAATACAAAGTATTGACCATGTTAAAAAGGTCACATCACAAGGCACAGGAGGGCGTGGTAGAAAGATTAAAATATCTACAGCTCACATGAATAAAAACAAACGAAGAAGTTATAAAGCATATAGAGGGCAAGGAAGATGAGAGTATTAATTAAATCATATGGAGATGTGAGAATTTTTTATGATAAAATTTTTTGTTATAAAAGATATCATGTTTTATGGGAGGGCGAAGATAGACTTGAAACTTATTCAGGTTTATGGTATAATGAAAAACAAGTAATTAAATTAGTGGAGGATAGATTGCTATGAATATATTTTATTTTGATGATAGTCCAATAGCTTCAGCACAAGCACAACCTGATAAGATGTTAGTAAAAATGCCACTAGAAACAGCACAGATGTTATGCACAGCACACAGAATAGTAGGTTGTGAAGATTATTGTAATGAACATGGCTTGTATAAAAAAGCTTATTGGAATCATCCATGTACAGTATGGGCAAGAAAATGTAGTGCTAATTATCTTTGGTTGTATGCTCATTTCTTAGCGTTAGGTGGCGAGTATAAGTTTAGATATGGTAGAGAACATGCAAGTATAACTAAACTAAAAATGCCTTTAGTTAGATTACCTGCTAATATTAAAATAGCACATGAAAAAACACCACTAGCACAGGCTATGCCTGATGAGTACAAAAATGATGACCCTATCAAAGCATACAGAGATTATTGTACCCATGAAAAACACTACGCTAAATGGGAAAAGGGTAGAGCTAAACCTGATTGGTGGACATTGGAGGTCGCATGAAAGCTACACTAACGAGAAAAGAATATAAAGAGTTTAATACTTATGTTGATTTTTTAAATGCAAAGCATGACATAAGCATACCCCATACTGTTGAAAAGATTGGGGATAAGTTTCTAGTAGAAATGCTAGAGGATATTGATGTAAATAAATTAGATAATTTACTTGACATTAATGTTGATTTGTTGTATAATGCAACACAAACAAACGCCAAAAGGAGGTAACTATGGCAGTATTAGAAGGAAAAGCTTACTGGGCTTCAGTAACTACACCAAACACTACTTTTGAACCTGTATATACAGTAGATTTAGTTGTGAATGATGAAGTTGCAAATGATTTTGAGTCTCGTGGCTTTAGAGTAAAAGACTTATCCATAAAGGATGAGCAAGGAGCTTCAACAGGTGTTGGAAGAGCCTTAACTATTAAACGAAAAGTAAATGGTCCGAATGGCATGGTCAGAAACGCACCTAAACTTTTCGATAAAAATAAAAATCTCATGGATGAAGTAGTTGGGAATGGTTCAACTGTTAAAGTCCAATATAATGAGTGGGAAACTGAAAACAAATTTGGAACATTTAAAGGTTTGGATTTCCAAGCTATGCAAGTGTTAGATTTAGTTCCTTTAAAATCTCAAGATGGTTCAGAGCTAGACCCTTATGGGGATGGCGAGGAGTTTTAATATGATTGTAACTATTAACAACGAAAATGGAACAACTACATACGATGTTTCAAAAGTTAATGATGAAAGTATTAGAACTCAAGCTACTGTTATGATAAATAAAGTAGGTCAGCTTGAGGTTTTGTTAGAAGCTTTAAACTTTACCAGTTCTACACACAGGGCAAATCTAGAAGCCCTCTTAAAAGATTGTCCTGAATCTCTGGTAGAAGTTGAAGAAGAAGAAGTCGCAGAAGAAACGAAAGATTCTGAAGACTAATTCGTATCTCCAAGTGAGGGGCTAGACTTTTGTTTAGCCTCTCCATTTTAATTCAATGAGGGTATTATGGAACAGAATAAGTTTGTAAAGTATCATGTATCATGCCATGAGTGTGGTAGTTCTGATGCTGTATCAGTAAACGAAGATGGCTCTGCTAAATGTTTTAGCTGTGGCAAATTTTATAGTAATTATGAAAACAAGGTAACACCAATGGAAAAATATAAACAACCGACTACCATTGTAAATCCACATGGAGGTATATTTGGTAAATTAATTGATAGAAATATCTCAAAAGAAACAGCAGAAAAGTATGGAGTGAAAGTTATTTATGACTCAAATGGTCAAATGGCTCAACACTTATATCCTTTTTACATAAACAATGAGCAATGTGCTACAAAGACTAGGTATATAAAAGACAAAAGATTTTCTTTTAATGGTTCTATACAAGGCTCTGGATTGTTTGGACAAAATTTGTTCAAAGAGGGAGGTAAGTATTTAACTATTACAGAGGGAGAATGTGATGCTATGGCTTCATTTGAATTGCTAGGGAGCAAATGGGCTTGTGTAAGTATCAAGAGAGGAGCTTTATCTGCAGTAAAAGATATAAAAGAAAGTTTAGAATATGTAGAAAGTTTTGATAATGTAGTGTTATGCTTTGACAAAGACAAGCAAGGACAGGAAGCTGCACAAAGAGTGGCTACGATTTTAAAACCGGGTAAAGCAAAGATTGTAACATTACCTAATGGCTACAAGGATGCAAATGATATGCTCAAACAGGGTAAACATAAAGAGTTTACTACAGCTTGGTGGGGTGCAAAACTTTATACTCCTAGTGGCATTATCAAAGTATCTGATAAGAAAAAATCTTATCTAGATAGAGAAAGAAAAGAAAGCATACCTTTCCCTTGGCAGGGATTAAATAAAAAGTTATATGGTTTAAGGCAGGGAGAACTCGTAACTCTTACTGGTGGCACAGGGCTAGGTAAGTCTAGTGTCACTAGGGAGTTAGAGCATTGGCTTATTAATCAAACAAAAGATAATGTAGGTGTAATTGCATTGGAAGAAGATTGGAAAAGAACAGTAGATGGTATACTTTCCATTGAAGCAAACGCAAGACTTTACATTGACCAAGAAAGAGAAAAGTTTTCTAAAGAAACTATCATGCAAATGTTTGATAAAGTATTTGAGGAGGATAGGGTATTCATTCATGCACACTTTGGCACTAATGAGATAGATGACATCTTTGCAAAGCTTAGATATCTTATAGTTGGTTGTGATTGTAAGTGGGTTGTGGTAGACCATTTACATATGCTTGTTAGTGCTGTGCATGAGGGAGATGAAAGAAGAGCTATAGACTCTATCATGACTAGACTTCGCAGCTTGGTTGAAGAAACAGGAGCAGGGTTAATACTTGTGTCACACTTGCGTAGGGTAGATGGAAACAAAGGACATGAAAATGGCGTAGAAGTTTCTCTATCACATCTTCGTGGTTCAAATAGTATTGGACAATTAAGTGATTGTGTGATAGCATTAGAAAGAAATCAACAATCAGATGATGAGCTTGAAGCAAGAACAACAAAGCTTCGTGTCTTGAAGTCAAGATATACAGGAGATGTAGGCATGGCAAGTTCTTTAGTTTATGATAAAGATACAGGCAGATTATCTGAAAGCGATTTATCAGAGTTTGAGGTAGAGGAAAATGGAATTAGTATTTGATATAGAAACAGATGGGTTAAATCCTACAGTCATATGGTGTCTGGTAGCAATAGATGAAACAGGCGATGTTTATAGATATTACGAAGATACTTTAGATGAGGGTATAAAATTTTTACAGAATGCAGATAAAATTATTGGGCATAATATTTTAGGATTTGACATTCCTGTAATTAAAAAATTACATGGTATAGATTTATATGATGCCAACAAAGTAGTAGATACTTTAGTTCTTTCCAGACTTTTTAATCCTACAAGAGAGGGAGGACACAGTATAGCCAAATGGGGTTATAAATTAGGTTTACCTAAAAAAGATTCTCCAGAATGGGCTTGCTTTACTAAAGAAATGTTAGATTATTGTGAACAAGATGTTGTAATAAATAATAAATTATTTAATTATTTAAAAAAAGAATCTATTGGATTTTCAAAAGAATCAATAAATTTAGAACATAAAGTTACATATTTGTTAGAAGAACAAAAACAAAATGGATTTTTATTTGATGATGAAAAAGCTATGATGTTGACATCAGAATTAAGTCTTAAACTTCAACAAACTGAAGAGAAAGTTCACAAAACATTTAAACCAATATGGATAGATGATAAACTAATTACACCTAAATTAAAAAAAGATGGGCAACTTTCTAAACAAGGATTGACAGAACAAGAATACACCGATATAATAGAGGGTAGGCTTGAGCAAAAACCTTTCATGAGAAAGACTCTTCAAGAGTTTAATCTAGGCTCAAGAAAACAAATAGGTCAAAGACTACAAGAGTTTGGTTGGAAACCGAATAAATTTACACCAACAGGACAAGCTATTGTAGATGAATCAACACTTAAAAAGATTACACATATAAAAGAAGCTCAACTTATTGCAGACTTTTTATTGTATCAAAAAAGATTAGCACAAGTTCATTCTTGGATAGAAGCAGTAGATAAAAATGATAATAGAGTTCATGGCTCTGTGATTTCTACTGGTGCTATTACAGGAAGAATGGCACACAGAAGCCCTAACATGGCTCAAGTACCTGCTGTTTACAGCCCTTATGGTAAAGAATGCAGGTCTTGTTGGACAGTACCAGAGGGTTATAAACTTGTAGGTATAGATGCAAGTGGATTAGAATTAAGAATGTTAGCACACTATATGGCTAACGAGGAGTATATAAATGACATTATTAACGGAGACATTCATACAACTAACAGAGAGTTTGCTGGACTTAAATCAAGAGATGAGGCAAAAACTTTCATCTATGCACTCATTTACGGAGCTGGAGATGAGAAGATTGGAAGAATCATTAATGGAAGCAAGGATGCAGGTAAACAACTGCGAGAACGCTTTCTTGGTAGTTTACCAGCACTTAGAACTCTTAAACAACGAGTTGATAGAGCTTCGCAAAAGAAATACTTAAAAGGTTTAGATGGTAGAAAGATAATTATTAGGCATAAACATGCTGCATTAAACTCTTTATTACAGGGAGGAGGTGCAATAGTTATGAAAAAAGCATTAACTTTATTAGATTTAGACTTGAAATTAAATACGATTGATGCTAAAATAGTTGCCAACATTCACGATGAATGGCAAATAGAAGTAAAGGAATCACAAGCAGATTATGTAGGTAGAGCAGGTGTTCAAGCTATAAAAGATGCAGGTGTATATTATAAAATGCGTTGTCCTTTGGATGGCGAATACAAAATAGGAGGTAGTTGGTATGAGACCCACTAAAGAAAAGATGAGTAAGTTTGACCTTGATTTAAAATATGGTCAGATACGAGAAGATAAAATAGCAGAAATGTTTACTGATAAAAAAATTGAAGTAAAATCTGAAAGAGGTATGTGGATGAAAACAGGAAACATATGTATTGAATATCAATCATATGGTAAACCTTCAGGCATAGCTACTACAGAAGCAGATTATTGGTTTCACAATCTTTGTATTGGAGATGATATATTCTGTACACTTATATTTGATGTACCTAAACTTAAAAAGCTTATAGAAAAGTTAGACTTTAAAAAGTCTGTTAGTGGTGGAGACCACAATGCTAGTAGAATGTGGTTAGTAAATGTACGAAAATTATTTACATCTGATGTATACAAAACATTTGAGGATTTAAAGGATGAGTAATTACAAGTCAGAAGCAGGTCATTGGTATGACCACAACGGAGAACCTATGTATACTATTATAGGTGTAAATGGTAAAGAAAGAAATACTACTCTTCGTGATGCTAAAAAAGAGGGTTTAGTACCCTCTGTTACTACTATTATAGGTATAGCAGCAAAACCTTCACTAGAAAACTGGAAGATTACACAAGCTTTAGAAGCTTCTCTAAATGTAGACCAAACTGACCCAGAATATATAAACAAATGTAAAAATGCAGGTAGAGAAGTAGGAATGAAAGCTGCAAAACAAGGTACAAAAATACACGCACAAATAGAAAAAGGATTTTTAGGTGGAGCTAAAACAAAACCTTATAAAGTTATTAGGTCTTGGTTAGATGCAAACTATCCTAACGAACAATGGATAGCAGAAGATTCTTTCTGTGCTAACGAGGGCTATGGTGGTAAGATAGATTTGTATTCTAAGTCTGGTATATTTATAGATTTTAAAACTAAAGACAACTTAAAAGGAAAAGACTCTGCTCGTTTAGTATATGATGAACATGGTATGCAACTGTCAGCTTATGCACAAGGTTGTAATATAGAAGAGCCTGAAAGAATATCTATATTTGTTGATAGAGCAGACACAGAATTAGTTTTAACTCATGTATGGGATAAAGAAACACACTATAAACATAAAGAAATGTTTAACAGTTTACTAAATTATTGGAAGCTTGTTAAAAACTATGACTCAACAGTATTATGAATGGAAAAAAAGCAAAAAGAATAAGAAAAAAATCAAGACAACTTGTTGTTGATTGGCTTCAAACTATGCTAGTAAAAGAAGAGGTAAAAAAATTATCAGTAGATAACATTGAAAAGTATTTACCTGATGAAACTCATTTTTATGCTAATAATAAATTAATGGTTTCTGCTTACACACCTAGGTGGTTTGCACAAAGGATTAAAAAGTCTAACAAAAAATTACAGGATATTACATGGCAGGATATAGAAAGCCAAGGATAGTAAGACCAAAAGAAAAAAATGTGCCTAAAGGATATGATTCTAAATGGGAACATAAACTACACACTACTATTTTAAAAGAGTGGCAACATCATTCTGATAAAGTTTCTTACATAGTAGAGCATGAATATGAGCCAGACTTTGTAAAAACTATCGGAGATAAAGAATACTTATTAGAAGCTAAAGGTAGATTTTGGGATTACCAAGAATACAATAAATATGTTTGGATTAGAAAAGCTTTAAAACCTAATCAAGAATTAGTGTTTTTATTTTCTAGTCCATACTCTCCAATGCCACAGGCTAAACGAAGAAAAGATGGTACTAAAAGAAGCCATGCAGAATGGGCTGACAAAAACAATTTTTTATGGTATAATGAAGACAACTTACCAGAGGAGTGGAAATGAAATATAAATTTAATGAAGATAAAATTATAGAACTTATAAAAGAAAATATTGATGCTACATATAGTCAACACTATGCAAATGAAAAGTATCAAGCTACGGATATGATACTAGATGCAGGACATGGAGAAGGATTTTGTATGGGAAACATAATGAAATATGCTATGCGATATGGTAAAAAAAGTGGACACAATGATTCAGACTTGTATAAACTTATACATTATGCTATAATAGCAATACACATAAATTACAATGATTGGAATGGAGAAATAAAATAATGGTTGATGATAAAATAGGAACTAAGCCTTACTTAGGAATTGAAATAGACTACGATAAAGAAAAAGAGTTTGATAAATTTAGTCTAGATACACTCAAAGATAGATATTTTTGGGAAGGAGAAACACATGCACAAGAAGCATTCGCAAGAGCCTCAGTCTTCGGGGCAACTTTCAAAGGGGAGACAGATTTTGAACTGGCTCAAAGACTTTACAACTACAGTTCCTCTCGTTGGTTCATGTTTAGCACTCCTATACTTAGTAACGGGGGAACGAGTCGTGGGTTACCTATCTCTTGTTTCCTTAATTATGTTCCTGACAGTCGCCACGGTTTATCTAATCACTACGATGAGAACATTTGGTTGGCAAGTTCAGGTGGAGGCATTGGTGGATATTGGGGCGATATTAGGAGCAACGGTATTTCTACTACTCATGGCAGTCGTTCTACTGGTTCAATTCCATTCATGCATGTGGTAGATTCTCAAATGTTAGCCTTTAATCAAGGCACTACAAGGCGAGGTAGCTATGCAGCATACATGGATATAAGCCATCCAGAGATAGAAGAATTTATAAACATGCGTAAAGAATCTGGTGGAGACATTAATCGTAAGTGTCTTAACCTACACAATGGCATTAATATAACTAATGCTTTCTTGGATGCAGTAAAAAATGATGAAGACTGGAGATTGATTGACCCTAAGACTAATGAGGCTGTTAAAGTTATTAATGCTAGAGATTTATGGTGGCAAATTATACATGCTAGAGCAGAAACAGGAGAACCTTACATGATTAATATTGATACATGTAATAAGGCTTTACCTAAAGAACAACAAGATTTAGGATTAAAAATTAGACAAAGCAATTTATGTTCTGAAATAACTTTACCAACTGATGAAGAAAGAACTGCAGTATGTTGTTTATCTTCTGTTAATTTAGAACATTTTGATAAGTGGTCAAAGGATGATAATTTTATATTAGATTTAATAACAATGCTTGATAATGTTATAGAGCATTACATAGAAAATGCAGTAGATACATCACAACTAGGAGGATATAATGCAAATTTTAAACGTTTTCAAAACTATGTTAGAAAAGGAAAAGAAGGATATATTAAATCTGCCTATTCGGCATATAGAGAAAGGAGTCTCGGCTTGGGTGCAATGGGCTTTCATGCATATTTACAATCTAGGAACATACCTTTCGAGGGAATTTTTGCAACTGGGTTTAATCACAAAGCTTTCACATACATTAAATCCCAAGCTTTACAGGCTACTAAAGAATTGTCTATCAGTAGGGGCGAAGCTCCTGACATACATGGTTCAAGTCGTAGAAATGCTAACTTACTTGCTGTTGCTCCTAACGCTAGTAGTGGGATTATATGTAGTGGCACTTCTCCTAGTATCGAGCCTTATAGAGCTAACTGCTATACTCATAAAACTTTATCAGGGAGCTATCAAGTTAAAAACAAATATCTTGAAAAGGTTTTCAAAACAAAAGGATTAAAAGCTAAAGAGCTAGAAAATATTTGGAAAGATATTGCAGGTAAAGATGGGTCAGTACAACATTTAGATATTCTTACAAAAGAAGAAAAAGAAATATTTAAAACAGCAAATGAAATAAATCAAATATGGATTGTTGAACATGCATATCAACGACAACAGTTTATATGTCAAGCACAATCTGTAAATTTATTTTTTACTTTACCAAAAGCAACAGAAGGTCAAGACATACATGATGAATACATGCAGTATGTTAATGATGTGCATTGGTATGGTATGAATAAACTAAAATCACTCTACTACTTTAGGTCTAACGCAGCTAGAAGTGTAGAAAATGTAAACATTAAAGTTCCAAGAATCAAGTTAGATGATGTGGAATGTATAGCCTGTGAGGGGTAATATGAGAGTAGAAATTTTATATGATGCTTTGTATAATAGATATAAAGCAAAACAAACAGAAGCTTTATGTAATCTTCAAATGTATTTTATAGAAGGAGTTGGTGTAGCAGACCATCCTGATACAGTAAAAACTGTAGCTAAATTATTTGAAGAATATGTAGAGGCAACAGAATACTTAAAATCATTAAAGGAGAATAGACATGAGTTTGCTGGGCAATAGAGATTATTATAAACCATTTGAATATCCATGGATGTTTGATTACTATGTATTACAGAATCAAATGCATTGGATGCCAGAGTCTGTTCCTTTACACACAGATGTAAAAGACTGGCAAGATTTAACAGACAAAGAAAAGAATTTACTTACACAAATATTTAGATTGTTTACTCAATCAGATGTAGATGTAGCATCAGGATATATAGATAAGTATATGCCTATATTTAAAAAGCCAGAAGCAAGAATGATGATGTCATCTTTTGCTAACATGGAATCTATACATCAACATGCCTACAGCTTACTACTTGATACTGTTGGTATGCCTGAAATAGAATACAAAGCTTTTGCTGACTACGAAGAGATGGCAGACAAGCATGACTATGTTGGTAACTTTAAACCTAGTAAAGCTAAAAAAGAAACTATAGCTAAAACCCTAGCAGTTTATTCAGCATTTACAGAAGGACTACAACTCTTTAGTAGCTTTGCAATCTTATTAAACTTTCCTAGATTTGGAAAGATGAAAGGTATGGGTCAAATAGTAACCTATTCTATTCGTGATGAATCTATGCATGTAGAAGCTATGACTAAATTATTTAGAGAGTTTATACAAGAGAACATAGAAATATGGACTGATGATTTTAAGAAAGAACTTTATGAAATTTGCAGACAAATGGTTACGCTTGAAGATAAATTTTTAGACCTTGTGTTTGAAATGGGAGACTTACAAGGCTTGACAAAGAAAGATATGTATGCTTATAATAGATACATAGCTGATAGAAGATTACTACAACTTGGTCTTAAAACTAATTATGACCAAAGAGAAAATCCACTTGGTTGGATTGATGAAGTCATGGGTGTTGAACATCAAAACTTTTTTGAAGGTAGAGCAACAACATACATGAAAGCAGGATTAAGAGGAAGACAAGACAACATAACCTTTAGTGATTTAAATGAGCAGACTAACTAATAAAAAAGATACTGCTTGGTTTATAAAATGGATATCTAGTTTTATAGTTATAACAGCTATGTCTTTACGAGGCATAGAAGGTATGCAAGTTTATGATTTAACATTATCTATTGTAGGAGTAGCTGGTTGGTTATGTGTTGGAATGCTATGGAAAGATAGAGCATTAATTATTTTAAATGCTGTCGGTCTTGTCTTTTTATTTAGAAACTTATTAATAGAATATATAATATGAAAAAACAAGAAGCAAAATTATTACAATATACTTTACTATACGATAGGTCTGGTAAATTAATTACAGAAAGAATATCAACAGATATTACAAAACTAAAACCATATTTTTCCAAAGAAGATTATGCTATTTTAAATACAACTATGCGAGAATGTAAACAAAAATTAGATGAAATACATCATTATATAGAAACTAATTTAGATGCGAGATTAATGAAATGAGATGGGCTAGTTTATTATTAGGATTATTAACATTACCTTTAATATTTAATGTTACACCTTTAGAAGTTATGAGGTTAAAAACCTTTGATGCTTTTGTAGAAACTCCAGAGCCTTCTGGTAACTTTGTAATACTTAATATTACTGAAGAAGATGTAGAAAAAAGAGGTGGTTATCCTTTTCCTAGACAATCACTAGCAGAAATACAAGTTCAATTAATTGAAAAAGGTGCATTAGGAGTAGGATGGGTTATAATGTTTCCACAACCAGATAGGTTTGGAGGAGATAAATCTTTTGCTCAAACATTAACTTATGCTCCTAGTGTATTAGCTATGCCAGAGTTTAATAATAATATATATCCTAAAACACATGGTACTGTTATTCTTGGACCAGATGTAGACTTACCTAAAGCTACAGGATTTTTACAAAACATACCAGAGTTACAAGAAGTTGCAGCTCAAGGAGCTGTATCTGCACCAGTAGATGTAGATAATCTTGTAAGAAGAATACCTTTACTTCAACAAACTCCTGATGGTTGGGTCGCCTCTTTTGCTATAGAGTCATTAAAAACTTTAATAGGTTCA